CGCTTCTTTTATTGCTTTTTCAGTTATTTCATTAAATTCTATTCTATTTTTTTCATTATGATCTAGCTTTAGAGTATTGGCTATATGCCAAGCTATAGATTCTCCTTCTCTATCAGGGTCGGATGCAAGATATATTTCATCAGCTTTTTTTGCAGCTTCTTTTAATTTCTTTATGACTTCACCTTTACCCTTAATAGTAAGATAAGATGGTTTAAAATTATCTTTTACATCAACACCAATTTTAGTCTTAGGTAAATCTATTATATGTCCATATGACGAGATTACCTTATATGAAGAACCTAAAATTTTCTCTATTGTTTTAGCTTTAGCTGGTGATTCAACTATTACTAATTTGTTCTTATCCAACTTTTTAGCCAATTCTAACACCTCGTATTTAAAAAATTTATTTTACAGTGAATTATAACAATTAATTATAGTATTTACAAGATTTTTTTATATCTTCCTCCTGCAATACTTTTAATAAGTCCCATTATCTCTAAATTTATTAACTCAGACAATATTTCTGTTTGGTCTATTTTTGTTTCTTCAAGTATTTTATCAAGACTCTTTTCTGAAGATAAGCTATCTAAAATTAACTGTTGATTTTTACTAACTTTTAGTTTAGCTTCTTCTTTTATTTCCCAATTATAGTCTTCCAGTAGCTCTTTAATATTAGAAAGAGATTTAGCTTTTGCATCTCTTATAAGGCTATTACAACCTTTTGAATATTCAGAGAAAATATCACCTGGAACAGCATAGACATCTCTATTATATTCCAGTGCTAAATCAGCAGTAATTAAACTACCTCCTCTATCTTTACTTTCAACTACTATAATTCCTTTTGATAAGCCCGCTATTATTCTATTTCTTCGTGGAAAATTTCCTTTAAAAGGCTTAGTTCCAGCTTCATATTCACTTAAAATAAGTCCTTTTTCTTCTATTTCTTTATATAAACTAAGATTTGAGGCAGGATAGACTATGTCAAGTCCTGAAGCAATAACTGCTATTGTTTTAGTTCCTGTAATTAGAGAAGTTTTATGTGCTATACTATCAATTCCTTTTGCAAAACCACTAACTATTGTTATATCAGCTTTACTCATTTTTTTAATCATATATTCACAACACAATTTCCCATAAGAACTTGGATTTCTTGTTCCTACTACAGCTATCATTCTTTCAGATTTTAATAATTCTAAGTTCCCTTTATAATATAATTTTTCAGGAGGATCAGAAATTTCTTTTAGACATTCAGGATATATATCATCATTTATTGTAATAAAATCATAATTCATAATCTCACCCCAACTTTTAGTCTGTTAGTCTATTTTATTTTTTAAGATATTATTAGCTAGAACTTTTAATATCCCTGAGTTTCCATACTTAGCTATACCTTGGCTAGCAATTGCATAAGCCTCTTTATTTTTTCCCATTTTAAAGTACACATCTGCTAAAGCTACATAACCATCATGAGCTCCAGTTTTAGAAATATATGTCTTTAAGTCACTAACAGCATTATCATATTCATTTAAATTTCTATATGAAAGTCCTCTTCCTAAATATGATTCTGCAAAACCTGAGTTCATTGATATAGCTTGACTATATTTATCAATAGCATTTCTATGTTGTCCCATAAATCTGTATGTAGTAGCTGCTCCAAAAACATTTCTTAAATCTTTATTGTCTTTTAAGAAAATCTTATTAGCTCTACTATAGTTATTAAGCATCATATATTCATTTGCTAGATAGAATATTACATCACTGTTATAAGAAACAGATTCTAAATAAGCATTTAACTCTTGTTCATATCTAGCATTTAATTGAATTATAGAACTACGAGTTCCTTTTTTCATTTGTTCATCAAGTTGAATTAAACTTTGTGGTCTGTATTCTCTAACTCCTGTTGCTTCCTTTGGAGTTTCAGGATTTTCTACAGTTTCTCCACCATCATCAGGAGTTTGACTTTCTCCACCACCATTTGAAACAGCTCCTGTACTTTCTGTTTGTGCTCCTTGGTTTTCTATTATAGGTACTTCTCTTATAGCTGATCCTTCGTTTTCTCCTTCAGCAAAACCTAACATAGAAACTAATATAAATAAACTAATCATTATTTTTTTCATAAATTTTCTCCTTAACAATACTTATTAATCTACCATTCTTTAAGATAGTTGTCATTTCATCATTGACTTCTACATCTTCTAAAACATCTATTCTTTTATTTTTAACTTGACTGACACTATATCCTCTTTTAAGAGTATTTATTGGATTTAAAACTGAAACTTTATCTATCTTAACTTCAAAAAGATGTCTTTTTTGTTCTAAGAAATCTTTTATAGATTTTGTTAAAATTTCTTCCTTCTCAACTATAAGTTCTCTATAGTTATTAATAGTACTAGGAAAATTCTTTAAATGATAATTATCCATTCTTATTGATAACTCTCTTTTCATATCTTCAAGATAAGACTTCAATAACTTAGCCAAGTATATTTTTTTATCATCTAATGATTTTATAAGGCTCTCTTTTTCAGGAACTGATAATTCTATCGCCTGAGTAGGAGTAGCTGCTCTTTTATCAGCTGTCAAGTCAGATAAAAGAAAATCTATCTCATGTCCTACAGCTGATATTATAGGTTTTTCTGAATTGAAAAATGCCATAGCAACTTCTTCTTCATTGAAAGCCCATAGATCTTCTATACTTCCTCCACCTCTACCAGCAATAATCAAATCTATTTCTTCTATTTTATTTAAAGTTTCAATCCCCTTAATTATTTCTTGTTCTGCTCCAGCCCCTTGTACCTTTGCTGGATAGACATAAATATTTATTGAATTAAATCTTTTTCTTGTTGTCTTTATAATATCTTGAAGTGCAGCTCCTGTTAAAGCTGTAACAACTCCAATATTTTTTGGAAATCTAGGTAATTCCTTTTTATGACTTTCATCAAAATAACCTTTTTCAGCCATTTTTTCTTTTACTTTTTCAAGCTTGGCAAACAAAGCTCCTAAAGCATTTTGTTTCTCTATATGTCTAACTAAAACTTGGAATTCACCTTTAACTTCATAGAAGCCAACATCTCCAAATAATTTGATTGCATCTCCCTCTTTTAAATCTTCAGGAATTCTTTTCATTTTATAATTAAAAGCAGCACATTTAATTTGTGATTTACTATCTTTTACTGAAAAATATAAGTGTCCACTTTTATAGTAAGTTATGTTTGAAATTTCTCCTTCAATATAAAAGTCTTGGAAATCATCAATGTCATCTATATAACTTTTTACCATTCTATTAAATTCTGATACTGAATATATTTTTTCCACTTTAATACTCCTATTATTTTTTTACATTATAGCATTATTCTATAACTATTGTTAGATATTTTTTTACAAAATAGTACATTATAAATTGTTAATTTTATTTTGAAAATAAAAAATTAATAATATTTACAAAGAAGCATTGACATACATAGGATATAGTAGTATAAGTAGGTATGTGAATAAGAAATAAATTGAGAGAATATATTGGAGGGAAAATGAGTGAAGATATTTTAGTACCAGATGAGTTAATTATTGATTTCTCTTTACCTAAAGAAGAAATCAAAAAACAATTAGATGATTATGAAAAAGCTTGTAATGAAGCTTTTAAGAAATTAGGTTTATTAGAAGATAAAAAAGGAGAAAATAAATATGTTAAGTGATTTCTATAAACAAAATAAAAACGATAAAATATGGTGGATAGATGATTTAGATTCTATTGGTAAGCATATGTTTAGTTTTGATAAGATAAAAATCTTTAATTTATTTGCAGATTATCCCCACAATTTAACAGCAGAACAAAAAGAAATTTTTGATAAAGAAAATCCATACTGGAAAGATTTTTTTAAGGAAAGAACTAAATAATGAGATAATTGAATAAATCCCTAAGTTTCTTTGGGAGTTTTATATTACTCAATTCAATGTTTAGCTGTACATTGAGAAAAGTATTTGTTTAATTAATTGTGAATTATTAATATAAGAATACTAACAAAGAGAGTATAAAAATTTCTTATATTTTTATAAGTTCAAGCTTTTTTCTAAAAATTAAATTACAGAATAGTATTGATAACTAATTATCACTATAATGTCCTTTACATTGTAGGATAACTATATAATCATCTTCTAATTTATAGACTAATCTATCTTTGTCATTGATTCTCCTACTATACAATCCTGTTAAATTATTGGTTAGTTTTTCAGGTTTACCTATTCCATTCAATGCTCCATTTCTTTCAATATCTTTTATAGGTTCATTTATTTTCTTCAATGTTTTCTTATCTTGAGTTTGAAAATATAAATATTCTTCCCAGGCTTGAATAGAAAACCTAATTTTCATTATTCCATAGCCTCCAATTCTTCAATAGTTTTCATAATAACTTTACCATCTTTTACTCCATTAATTGAATTTTCTAAAGCTTTTATATTTTCATTTGAATAGAATGGATCTATTGATACACTGAAAGGGATTCTCTTTTCTCTTGTCATTTTTTTTGCAAAAATAGTAAATGCAGTTGTTATGTTAATACCTAAATCATTACAAACTATTTCCATCTCTTTTTTCAAATCTTCATCCATTCTTATATTTACTAATTTCATTGACATTTTTACAACCTCCTTTACTGTCTTTATATTGTATATATTATATCTTTACATGTAAAAAGTCAAGGATGAAATAAAGCCCTAATTTTACTTAGGACTTTTACTTTATATATTTTTTGTTATCTAACACTTCTTATCTTAATTTTAGATTTGTTATTTTATAGCTATTATTTATTGATGTCTAAAAATAAATAATTTTAATAAGTAACAAAAAAGCCCTCAACTTTTTGCAAGTTCGGGCTTTTTTGTAGAAATTAAACTATTTTTAAAATATGATTTCTAAAGTATGCTAAATACCATTAATTCAAAATTTAAGTGTAGGATAAATTGGATTAATTTGAATTAGATGTTAACAAAGTGCAAACACTTTAATGATATCTATATATTTTATATACTGTTATTTTATATCTCATCAACAGCTTCTTTTAATTTCTTGAGATTCTTATGTACATAAACCTCAGATGTAGTTTTATAGCTAGAATGTCCTATCATTTTAATAATTGCATCTTTATCTGCTACAGTATCTGATAATAGACTTGCGAATGTATGTCTAGTATCGTGTAAGCTATGATATGATAAGCCCATATCTCTAAACAATATTCTGAAATGATTATCAAAAGAATCATAATCATACTCTAAACCATCAAGTCTCTGCCATAAATGTTTATCTTTACTAAAATATCTATTCTTAAAAAGCTCTAGTATTTTATCCGCAATAGGGACTTTTCTTATCCCAGCTTTACTCTTAGATGCTTCTATTTCAAAGTAATAATCTTTTAGATAAATATTTTTTCTGTTTACTTTTAACAGCTCACTTATTCTTAAACCTGTATAACACAGAATCAATACCATATCTATAATTCTATACTTGTCTACATCATAATTATATAAGTTATCCCATAAAACTTGTAACTCTTCTTTACTGATTGGTCTTTCTCTATCTCCAGTTTTATTACCTTTTTCTTGAACTGGAAGTTTTAAAAACTTAGCATAGTTCTTAGTTGCCATATCATTTAGAATTGCAAAGTCCCATATATTAGACCAAAAACTTCTTAGTAATCTTAATGTACTATTAGTTAGATCTAAACTATAAAAGATGTTTTGTAACATAATACCATTGATTTTAGCTATCTCTAAGCCATATAACTTTTTACTTCTTTTAAAATTAGTTTCATAGTTTGATTTTGTTCCTGATTTAACATCTTCTTTAGACTTAATCCATAACCTATATAACTCTTCAAATGTTATTCCTTTTTCTTTTTTCTTAGTAATTTTTACTCCTGTATTTTCTAACATTTCAAGGTTATTTGTAAATAAAGCTAATTTATAAGTTTCAGCTTCTTTTTGAGTTTTAAAACAAGCTATAAAATCTCTCTTATATCTTTTTTCTTCTGTACTGTAATATTTAGGTCCTAATAAAGCCCAAGGTTTTCTCCTATTTCCAGATAGTTTAAAAACAGTACCCATTCCATTTGCTGCTCTCATAAAAAAATCACACTCCTTTTAATTTGACGTACTTAAATAGAGTGTGTTATAATTAACTTACGAAACAAAAGAGAACACACTCTTTTAGCCCCTATAGTGATATTCGCACTATCACTGCTGGGGTATTTTTTTTATTTAAAATTTAAGTAATTACACCAAACATAATTAATGATCTTCTGGATCTCATCATCATTATCACAATCTTTATATTTAGCTTGTAAAAATATAGTGGCAAATAAATTTGCTTGTGTTTCTTCTCTTGAGCCTTTAAATGCTTCGATCTTACTAAATTGCCTTATAGAATCATCATGAAATATATAATGTCCTATCTCATGAGCTATAACAAAATCTTTTTCAAAATTTGAAATACTTGAATTAATAAAAATAACATTATCAACTGATAAACCCCTAATACTACTATCTAAATCTACATATTTTAATATAATTCCTTTATCTTTTATTAAATTGTATATATTACCATATTCTCTACGAAGTTTTAGAGCAGCATTTATTATAGACTTTGTAGTCATTACGCATCACTTCTTCCTTTGTGAAATTAATACTTCTGCATAAGCTGTTGCTAGAGTTTCTTTATCTTCATCAGAAATATCGTTCCCTTCATTCATAAACATAACTGTTGACATATTTTTAAATTTTTCTAATTTTGCTAGTTCTTCATTTGTTAGTTGAGAAAAAATATTATTTTCTTTTTCTTCAGGTTTATAATTTTTATTTGATAATAATTTATCAGCTTCTAAACCTAAAACATCACATATTATTTGAAATTTATCAATAGGCATATTAGTTTCCATTGTTTCATATCTTTGTAGTGTAGAAGAACTTATTCCAGTTTTCGAAGATAAATCTCTCAAAGATAAATTTAACTCATCTCTCTTATTTTTTATAATTTTTACTATATCTTTTATTTCATAAGGCATTTTACTACCTCCTTATATAAATTTTATAATTAATTATATAATTAATTTTTCATATTTGCAACAAAAATTTAAAAAAAATAAAAAAAAGTTTCAAAAATGGGTTGACAAAATAAAAATTATAGTTTATACTTGTTTCATATAAGGGACAAAATGGAGGTGATAATTTGGATATATTAAAATTAAAAGGGAAAATTGCTGAAAAAGGAAAAACACAGATAGATCTAGCTAAAAAACTTAATTTATCGGTTCAATCTTTTAATGCAAAATTAAATGGAAGAGCAAAATTCGATATTGATGAAGCTAAAAAACTGATAGAAATCTTAGAAATTGAAAATGTTAAAGAAATTTTTTTTAGTTAATTAGTCCCAAATATGAAACAAAAAAAGAAAGGAGGAGTATGGAAGATTTATATTTTAAAAATCATGAAGCAAGAATAATATTCGGATTAGTGGTATTAAGCCAAAAAATGCAAATGGACTTTTTAGGAATTGACTACAACCACTATTCTGATAAGAAAATAGCTGAAATTTGGTACTCAAATATCAAAGATGTTTTGGTGGTTAGTAAACATGAAATGAGAGATGTAGCATTAGAAAATTTAGAAAAAATTTATGCTGGTATGAAGCATTAAAGGAGGAAAAAATGCTAAATAACAAAATCTTAGATAAATATTGGGGTAGAGCAGAGTTAAAAGGATTGAGCTTAAAAAGAGCTCTAAAAATAATAGAAATATTAGAAATATGGGAGAGAGAAAATGATTGAATACATGGAAGCTACAACAAAAGATGTAGTTAGATACAAAGTAAAATGGTTAATCAACACAATTTATAAACTTTATGGAAAATACATAGAACTTTATGATTTTGAAGAACTATTTTAAAAGGAGGATAAAAAAATGAATTTAGAAATTATGAAAGTGGGAATTTTTAAAGGATCCAGTTATGTAATTACTCACACAGATGATGGACGTTATAACTGGTACTGTGGGTATGTAGAAGTACCTAAAAATCATATTTATTTCGAACAACACTATGACAATATCACCGATATTGAGTGTCATGGTGGATTAACTTACAGCGGATACAGATTTAAAGATGGTGCTTATTACATTGGGTTTGACACTAATCATTTTGATAGTGAGCCTTGTAATAATTTAGCCTTTGTTGAAAATGAGTGCTTGGATATCATAGAGCAATTAATAAAATTAAACAATTAAAAAGGAGGTGCAAAATGGCAAATTATAAGATATCAGTGGATGAAGCAGTAGCCTTATCTGGTGGAGAATTAAATAAAGATGATGTTTATTCTCTAATTCGTGCTAATGAGGTTCCAGGCTGTATCTACAAAAAGAAAAATGAAGAAAATGAAAGAGGAGCTTACTTAATTATAAAAGCTCATTGGCTAAATTTCTTAGCTGGAAAAAGTTATAAAAAAGAAAAAACATCTGCTACTCCCGACCAAAGTTGTACAGATGTTTAAGAGAAAATATTTAGGTAATATTTCACCTAAATTATACACTAATCTTTTGAAAATAGCAAGGATGTGGATAAATGGGAATAAAAGTTAACCAGTTTTATGATAACGTAGACTGCCCTCGTGAGTTTGTTTGTGCTTATTGTGGAATAAATGTCTATGTTACAGATGTAAAAGATAAAAGAGTTAAGTACTGTAGTGCTGTTTGTGAAAAACAGTACTGGAGAAAAAAATCTAAACAGAATGCAGCTTACAAAAAAAGAAGTCGTGAAAAAGTCCTTGGACTTAGAAATTACAGTGCAAAAGGTATGGCAATTAAGTTATATAAAGAAAAGAAAGAAGCTGAAGAAATGGACTGGAAGGAGAGAAAAGAATGAATACATTATCCGATTTGAATACAAAGTTATTTGAGCAAATGTGTAAATTAAGTAAAGATGATATAAGCTCTGAAGATTTAGAAAAAGAAATAGCTAGAAGCGACTCTATGATAAAAATAGCAACAGTAATTATAAGTAATGGAGAACTAGCATTAAAAGCTGCAAAGTTTAAAGATGATATGTTAAATGCTGATAATAAATTACCTAAAATGTTGGAGGGTTAAATTGAGTGATACTAGATTCAAAAAAGGGCTCACTCCATGGAATAAAGGAATAAAAACAGGTTTGAAGCCTACAAAAGGATTTAAAAAAGGATTTTCTCCTTGGCATACACGGGAACTATACTCAGAAAGACTGGATAAAGATGGCTATATCTTAATTAAAATAGCAAAACCAAATAAATGGGTGAGAAAACACAGATGGATCTATGAACAAGAACATGGAACAATCCCAGAAAACAGTGTGATTATATTTGCAGATGGAGATAAAACTAATTTAAATACTGATAACTTAATCTGTGTGACTAGAAACGAATTAAAAGTTCTTAATCAATGTAGATTAATCAGTTCTGTTCCCGAATTAACTAAGACAGGATTAAATATAGCAAAAATAAGAATTAAGTTAGCAGAATTAAGGAAGGAGAAAAAAGGTTGAATATAAGAGAGTATTTATCCTTGAATAGAAATAAAATTGTTTTAGCTTTTGATAAAGGAGATATAAAAGATTTATTAAAATTTAAAGAAATTGCTAAAAATGAAACTATGAAAGGAATAATAGTATCTGGAAAATATATAGGGTTTACAGATACATATAGATTGTTTGCAGTAGGAGATACTGATAAAGAAAGAAAAGGTATAGATAAGGCAAACTTGTACTCTATAACTTTATTAAATGAATTTTTTAAAGCAGAAACAATAGCAATATTAAATAATGGTAAATTAGCTATTCAAATAGGAACTGAAATAACAGAATATGAAGCTCTAAACAAAAAAGTATTAAATATAAAAAAAGTTATTGAAAGCTATGAGTATACAACATCTTTAAAGGCTAATTTTATAAATAAAGGTGCAACAGATATAGTTTGGAAAATGCTAAAACTAACAAAATTTGATACAAGAAAATATTTTATTTTTAAAGATAACAAAGTAAGAGTTGAAGCTTATCCAAATGAGGACTCAAAATTAATACTAGACAATCTATTTGAATATAACAAAGATAAATTAGATGTTAAATTTAACTTAAATGTTAAATACGTTGATTTATGGCTAAAATACATAAAAAATGAATTTTTTAATATAAGTTTAAGTACATCTAATAGTGCTATTAAATTCAGTAATTGCAACATAACTTATATAGTTATGCCAATGAGACTTTTATAAAAAATGGAGGAAGAACATGTTTACATTACCAAAGAAAAAGGAAAAGAGAGTTGCTGGAAGACTTACTGAAGTAGTAAGAGTTAGAAATTCTACTCTTGAATATGTTGATGAAATGGTTGAAGAAAGTGGTTTATCAAGACAAGAAATTATAGATAGAGCAGTTAGATATGCTTATGATGATTTAGAATGGGAGGAAGAATAATGAAATTATATGAAATAACAAGTGAAATGAGAGCTTTAGATGAATTATTTTTAAGTTGCATAGATGAAGAAACTGGAGAAGTAAAAGATGATGGTGTGATTGATATTTTAGAACAAGAATTAAAATTACAATTGCAAACAAAAGGAGCAGGGATAATTAAATCTTTTAAAAACTCTGAAGCAATGTTAAATGGAGTTGATGAAGAAATAAAAAGACTTCAAGCTTTAAAAAAATCTATTTCTAATCAAATAAATAGTAGAAAAGAATACATAGTTAGAAATATGGAAATGATGGGAATTACTAAGATAGAAACAGAACTTGGAAACTTAAGTTTAAGAAAATCAAAATCAGTAAATATCTATGATGAAAGCTTAATAGATAAAAAGTTTATTGAGATAGAAACAAAAGAAAAAATCTCAAAAACTGAAATTAAGAAAGCTATTGAAGCTGGAGAAAATGTGCAAGGTGCAAATATAGTAGAAAAGAATAGTTTAAATATAAAGTAAGGAGGATAAATGAATAAGATAATTTTTATAGATACAGAAACAGGTGGAGTTAATCCAGAAAAAGCTGCACTAATACAACTTTCAGGAATAATAAGAATTGATAAAAAAGATGTAGAAAAATTTAATTTTTACATAAAACCTTTTGAAAATTCAGAAGTAACTGAAAAAGCTTTGGAAGTTCAAGGAAGAACATTAGAGGAGCTAAAAACAGATAAATATGTTGAAGAAAAAAAAGTTTATAAACAATTTATAAATCTTCTTGACAAATATATAGATAAGTATGATAGAACAGATAAATTTATCGTTGCTGGATACAACGTAAGGTTTGATGTTGATATATTGAAAGCCTTTTTTCAAAGACATGGTAATAATTTCTTATTTAGTTATTTAGATTCTTCTATGTTAGATCCTTTGTACTCAATTAGATTATTACAGATAGCTGAGATTTTACCAGTTTTAGAAAATAATAAACTTGAAACTTGGTGTAAACATTTTGGAATTGAGTTGAAAGCTCATGACAGCTTAGAAGACATAGAAGCAACTAAAAAACTTATAGGAAAATTAATTTCATTAATTAGGAAGTGATAAGTATGGCAAATATGATAATGGTTCTTGGAGAAAGTGGAACAGGTAAATCTACAAGTATTGAAAACTTAAATGAGAAAGAAACTTTTATTATTCAAGCAGTAGATAAACCTTTACCTTTCAAAGGATTTAAAAAAAGATATTCTTTAAGAAGTAAAGAAAATCCAAAAGGAAATAGATTTATAAGTGATAGACCTGAAATAATTATGAAAATTCTAAGCACTTTGGATAAGGAAAAAGAAATAAAAAATATTATTATAGACGATTCTCAATATATAATGGCTAACGAATTTATGAGAAGAGCAAAAGAAAAAGGTTATGAGAAATTTACCGAGATAGGACAAAACTTCTATAACTTAGTTGATAAAGCTAATTCTATGAGAGAGGACATAAATATAATTTTTTTACAGCATATAGAGGTTACAGATGATGGAAGAAAAAAAGCAAAGACTATAGGAAAATTAATTGATGATAAGGTTGGATTGGAAGGTAGATTCACTATAGTTTTAGCAACAGAAATTGAAGATGGAGTTTATTATTTTAGAACTCAAAATAATGGCAATGACACTTGTAAAAGTCCCAAAGGAATGTTTGATGAATTAAGAATTCCGAATGACTTAAATTATGTAATACAAAAATCAAATGAATATTTCAATTAATAACAGGAGGAAATAAATATGATGAATTTATGGACAGAAAATGAAGAAGATTTAAGAGAAGAAACTAAAGAAGGTAGTAAAACAGTAAATAAGAGTGGGGTTTATAACTGCACTATTGAGGAAGCTTTAATAATAAGTGGAAAGAATGGATCTCAATCTCAAGGGCTTAAGTTAGTTTTAAAAACTGATGAAGAACAATATTTTTATCCAGTTGAATTTTTTAGAAAAGCTGATGGAACTGAAAATGAATATGCTAGAAAAAAATTAAATAAATTAACTTACTTATGTAAATTAAAAAATAAGGACCTGGTTCCAATTGAAAGCCCAAACAAAGTTTTTATTCCAGCACTTGCAGATAAAAAAATTGGTGTAATAGTAGAAGTTAGTTTAAATGGAGATTTTTTAAGATATAACATCATTGGATATTATGATATTCAGAGTAAGAAAACAGCTGATGAAATTCAAAACAAAAAGAATCCAGAAATATATGAAAGATTTAAAAAGAAATTTGAAAATGTTACTCCTGTTGAAAGACCTAATAACTATCAATCAGAAGAAAAAACAGAAGAAAAGAATGAGGAATTACCTGAAGAATTCCCGTTTTAATGGAGGGGAATCAAAATGAAAATAAAGCATTATGGAGATGAGGCAAGACTGGATTACTGTCCAGTCTGCCAAAAAGTTAAAAAAGATAATCCTTGTTTTTCTGTAAATGTAAATAGTGGAAAATATATGTGCCACTCAACTGGAAAAAGTGGACATATAAGTGAATTTCCAGAGATACAAAAAGAGTTAAATATTAGTGGAATAGAAGAAAAAACAGAAGAAAAGAGAATTTATGATTTTTCTTCTTTAATAAATAACTCAAAAAAATTAAATAAAAAATGGCTTGAATATCTAAAAAGTAGAGGTATAGAAAACGAAAATAATATCAATAAACTTTATAGAATGGGTACTCATGAAAGTATGATGATACCTGTTACTAATGGAGAGACAGTTGTTGGGATTAAATACAGAAGTTTAGATAAAAAGCTATGGAGTGAGAAAGGTAGTTGCTTAGACTATCTTTTAAATTGGCAAAATATAACAGATTTTGAATATTTAGTAATTGTGGAAGGTGAAATAGATTTACTTAGTGCTTTAGAAGCTGGAGTAGAAAACACTGTTTCATTGCCTTCTGGAGCTACAAATATTAAATGTATCAAAATGCAAAAAAATTGGCTTAGTAAATTTCAAAAAATAATAATAGCTACTGATGATGATGAAGCTGGAGTAGAAGCAAGAAAAAGAATAGTACATGAATTAAGAGATTTATTAATTCCACTTTATAAGACTTATTTCTACAAGAAAAAAGATGTAAATGAAGTTCTAGTGAAAAATGGAAAAGATAAGGTATATAAATATCTATTAGAATCATGTAGTCAAATAAAAACTGGATTTAGAAATTTTAAAATTGATGATGGTGGATATAACTATTATGGCGGAGAAGAAACTGTTAGAGTTAGTAATTTCTTAGTTGAGGTAGAAGCTTTTTCTGAAAATTTTTTAATAGGTAAAGCTATAAATAATGGAAGAGAGAGAAAGTTTAAGGCTAGAATATCTGATCTTTTATCTATAAAAGGGATAGCTGAAGCTATGGGAGTGTATTTAGCTAGTCCTTCAACTATTCCAAAATTTATAGATTGGTTAAAGGAAGAAAATCAGGAAAAGTATATTGAAGAAATAGAATACTATGGAATAAGAAATGGTAAATACTATGATGAAGATTCAGATGTTGTTTGTGATAAAAGAGATTTAAAAATTACAAAAATTTCTGAAATAGGAGCCTTGACAACAGAAGATAAAGAATGGCTTGAAAAAAATTTAATTCATATGAGAAGTGATGTAAATCAATCTTTATTAGGAATCTGCTGGGCATTAGGTAGATTTCATACTCAAGGAACTTATCCTATCCTAGAAGTTTCTGGGACAACGAGCATAGGAAAAACTGAATATGTTGAGTTTATTTCAAGAATTTTATTTGGTGGAAGGGAAAATATAAAAAGTTTATCAACCTTATCTAATCACCAAATAAGAAGTTTTAGCAGCTGCTCAAATATAACACCTTGGGCTATAGATGAGGTTAAAATAACTGGTAAATTCCAACTTGAGAAAATGAATGATTTATATTCAACTATTAGATCTGTTTATGATAACAAGATTATAAATCAAGGAAATACAACTAATAAATTAGCTGAGTTCCATCTGTGTACTCCATTGATTATCTCGGGAGAAACAAAATTAAGTGATGTGAGTATTCAAAATAGAATGATAAGTACAAGTCTTACCAAAAAGAACAAAGGTGATTTTGAAATTTATAAGAAACTCAAAAATACTGATATTTTAGAAAAACTTGGTAAAACTGCTCTAATGGATAGACTTGAAAATGGTGTTATAGTTACTGACAGTACTATTTTAAGTAAAGTAAAAGATGAAAGGCAACTATATAACCTAAATTGTTTGTTAAAAGGTTTTAAAGCCCTTTCAAGAGTTTTAAAGATAGATATGAAAATTATAAGTAATTTTGTAAGTTTTTTAAATACAGATTTTTCAAAAGAGTATACAACTACTGATAATTTTATTGAACTCTTAAAATTAGTTGAAGATGCAGGGATAGAAAATTTAGAAAGTTTTTATGTATCAACTCCTAAGGAACATTGGGCTAGATTTCAACTTCTTTATACAGCTATCGATGAGCAAAAAAGAAAAACTAATTCTACTCTTGAGTTATTAGATATGAATACTTTAAGAAAGCAGCTAATAGAAGAAGAATTCATTATTTCAACCAACGAACAAAAGAAAATAAAAATAGATCCTTTTAGCCAAGAAACTAAAAATTGTAAGATTGTTAAGTTTAAAATAGTTAAGTAAAGTGTGAAAAAATGGGAATAGTAACCTTAGTAACCACGAGTAACTTTGCAGGTAGCCACTTCAAATATAGAAGAAATGGGAATAGTAACCCGGTAACCAAAAAAAAATGAAAAATAGAGACATATATTTATATATATATAGTTAAAAATTAATATATACCCCTCTTACGCGAGGAAAAGTAAAAAATAGGGCTACCGGGTTACTTTGCAGGTAAAATCTAACTTTGTTAGGGCTACCTTAAAAGTTACTTTTTTAAAAACAGGTTACTCTTTTGATAAAATGGATATTTAAAATGGTTACCTGTTTATACTAAAAAAATAAACAATTATATTAAATAAAAATACAAGTATTGGTATTAAAAGAAAAAAATAAATTATACTAAATAGGTATATTAAAATAAAAAGGAGCAAAAATGCAAATAATAGAGTTCTGGTATATGTGTTTATCTGCAAATTCTTCTCAAGAATTACTAAATTTAGTAAAAAAACATAAATGGCATTTTGAACACTTAAAACCACAAGCACAGGAGTATTTAAGGAATTTATATAAGATTTATAGAAAAAATGAAGAAGCTTTATATAAATAAAAATGGAGTAAAAATATGGGGAAAAAAATAGATGTCAATGAAATAGTAGATAAAAGATTTAAAAATAAAAACGATGAAGAATTTTATGTTATTAAGTATCTATTTAAAGAAAAAACTAATTACTGCTATGATATTGAGTTTATTGAAACTAAGAATATTCAGATGGCCACTCTCAATCAAATTAGAAAAGGAACCTGTATAGATATAGTTCAAAGAAAGAAAATGAAGAGAATTCAAACTGAACTAAAATTAAAAGAAAGAAACAGATTAGTGAAGCAACCTAAAAATCAAGTTTCTATTCCTTCTAATATCAAAAATATAAATGTTTTGAGTGTTGATTTAGCTACTAGATCAGTTGGTATTGCTTATTCTTGTAAAGGGAAAATTGTAAGATGGAAAACTATAAAAGCTGATCTAGAAGATTTTAGAGAAAGAGGATATTTAATTATTAATGAAATAGTAAAAGTATTAGAAACTTCAAAAAAGATAAAAGGTGCAGCAATAGATTTAGTTATTATTGAAGATACATATTTAGGATTGAATTCTAGTATAATTTCTATTTTATCTGAGATAAGAGGAATGCTTACATATAATCTAAAAAAATTAAATATAGGTTTATTATTAGTCCCAGCAGTGTTTTGGAAAAATAAATTTGATAATTTGCCACTTGAGAGAAAAGAACAAAAAGAATTTATGATGAATAAATTTAGTGAGTTTACAGGAAAAATAGCAGATAGTGATGATGTTGCAGATGCTTATATGATGTTAAAAGCATGTTTAGGAGGATAAAAAATGAGTTTAGGAAAAAGAGTAAAAGAATATAGAGTAAATAATAATATAGATCAAAAGGAATTTGCTGAGAAAATTGATGTGACACAACCTTATTTATCTCATTTAGAAAATGGGAAATTGGAAGCTAGTGAAAGACTTAAAAATAGAATATTAAAAATTATTGAAAACGGGACTCAAGAAACTGTTGAAACTTCTGAAGTAGATAATGTTAAATCTCCAAAACATTATATGCTTGGTGATTTAGGGATTGAAGTAAAAGATGTTATTTTTGAAGTTACAAAAGATATGAAAGGAAAAGAAGCTGTTTGTGTTGGAAATATTCTCAAATATGTAATGAGAGCCAGAAAGAAAAACGGAATAGAAGATTATAAGAAAGCTTATGAATATCTAGGATATTTGTTGGAGGAGCTATGAAAAAAATAAGAGTTGTACATAAAGATGGAGATATGCAAGGAATTACTCTTATGTATTTAATTAATAAGTACTTGAAAATTAATAGAGAACTTTGGGATTAGGAAAATATGGTTCTAAATAGATATTATAAAGCTATTTTGACAAGAACTATAAAAGCTTCTGATAAAATCATTGATAAATTTAAGAGTCAGATTAATTACAAAGTTGAAAAAGATGTTATCAAAATCTTAGATGAAGTGTTTGATGAATGTGAGCATAAAGAAACAGGAGATAATTTAGAACTTCTTAGGACTATGTTTCTAGTGATAATGATGTTTGGAACTGTTAATTCACATAAAAGAAATATGATAGGAGTAGTTCTGAAATCTATGATAACTGACGTAATTAAGACTTTTGAGGATTTTAAAACTATGTGGCTTAGAGAAATTGATGATAGTGTTGTGAGACTGGAGGAAGCTGGTGCATGCTGATGATAAAGAATTATTTGATGCTTTAGTTTTAGCTATTATTTCAAGGAGGGATCCTATGAGAAAATTTAAAGGAATATATTTTTATATAAATAATTCAAGAGTTGAGAAAACTCAGGACTATGGAAATGATTTAGATAATGAAAGATATGATTTAGGAAATTATTTTTTATTTTCAGATGAAGCTAAGCAAGTTTTAGAATCTAAAGAATACAAAGATTTTTGGGCTAAAGTGAGAGAGAATAAAATCGAAAATAATAAACATTCAAAAAATGGCTGTAGACATGAAAAAGCAACTTTGGCAGGAACAATTTATCCGTTTACTTCAAAAAAAGAAGATGAACTTAAAGTTATATGTGCTGATTGTGGAGTAGTATTAGATGATGATCCAAGAAAATATATGATTGAAAAAGGATTGTGGAAAATAAAATGAAAATAAAACAAATAAATTGTAGTCACAAAAATACTAAGTGGATAAGAGAAAAATTAACTTTTAATTTTTTGAATGGGGATAGAGTTTATTTAGTATGCAAAGATTGTTACAAAATATTAGCATCTTCAATTACAAAAAATAGCAAAATAGGAGACTAAGATGATATTAAAAAAAATAATAATGCTTTTATTGTTAATTCCTATTGCGGCGTTAGTAGTAACAGGAATTACAATAATATGGGCTATAATCGTACAATGGTTTTTTAATAAATGGGATTAGGAGGGGAAAATGTGGAAGTGTAAAAAATGCGGTTGTTTAAATTTTAGAATGGGAATTGGTGGATATGTAGATGTAGATTTTAATAGAATTGGAATGGAAGAAATTTATGAAACTACTCTAGAAATAATAAATAAAGAATGTGTAGAGTGTTGCAGATGTGAAAATAATGGAAATTATATACAAGATATAGCAGATTGGGTGGAAGAATAAATGGAAATAATGCATGGAGATGTAAGAGAAGAAATAAAAAAAATAAAATCTAATTCTATAGATTGTATAGTCACTTCTCCTCCATATTGGAGATTAAGAGATTATGGTGATAATAGACAATTAGGTTTAGAAGAAACACCTGCAGAATTCATTCAAAATCTTTGTAATATTTTTGATGAATGTCATAGAGTTCTCAAAGATACAGGAACCTTATTTGTAAATTTAGGAGATAGCTATAGTCATAGTAATAGCGTTAGTACATTAGGAAGAAGAGGTTTTTATAAGGATGTTAAAGATAAAAATTTAAAGAAAACAAAATGCATGGCCAAAAAGAAAAGTCTTGTTGGAATACCAGCAATGTTTATGTTAGAAATGATTAATAGAGGTTGGATTCTCAGAAATAAAATTATCTGGCAAAAAACAAATGTAATGCCAGAGAGTGTAAAAGATAGATTTACCAATGACTATGAGGAAGTATTCTTTTTTACAAAAAAAGAAAAATATTATTTTAATAAACTGTATGAACCTTATGCAGATAAAACTTTAAACTCTTTTAAAGATGGAAAAATACCTAACTCCCATAAATATTTGGAAGCAGGTAAAAGTAAATGTGGAATGAGAGAAGGTAAAGAATGGATAAATATTGTAAGTGAAAAAGGTAGAAATATGAGGACAGTTTGGAGTATTGGAACTGTTGGGATAAAAGAAGCTCATTTTTCAACTTTTCCAAAAGAACTTGCTAAAAGATGTATATCTGCAGGTTGTCCATGTAATGGAATTGTATTAGATATATTTCTAGGAAGTGGGACTACTTTAATTGTTGCTAAAGAATTAGGAATGTATGGAATAGGAATTGAGTTGATAGAAAAAAATATAGATATTATTAAGAAAAGATTAAATGAGGAAGTGAGATAATGGAATTTAAAAGACCTGAAACTTTTGAGGATATATTAAATCTTCAAAAATATTTAGATGAAAGTTTGAATAATGTTAGAGAAAGAACACTTAGAGATATTAAATTATCTTTAATAGCAGAATTAATTGAACTTAATGAGGAGACAAAACACAGTCACAAGACTTGGAAAACTAAGGAATATAATAGAGATAAAGAACTAGAAGAGCTGACTGACGTTTATTTCTTTTTTGCACAACTGATAAATTATAAAAGCAGAGATGGTAGATTTCAAATAGAGTATTATTGTGAAGAATTTGAAATTTTTCCAGGGTATTATGCTGGAGCATATTTTACTGGATTAATGTACGATTTACTAGATAACAAATTTAGATGGTTTTTCAGTAGCTTGTTAACTCTTTCTGTAAAACTAGGCTATACAAAAGATGACATATTAGACTGTTATTGGGGAAAGTGGCAAAAGAATATGCAAAGAATAGGGAAGGAGTGGAATTAGTATGAGTATGACAGCTGATGTAAAAAATTATAATAAAAAAGACATAGATGACTTTATAAAAAAATATCCAAATTCAAAAGAATGTTTTGAGAAGTGTGGAGCATTTTTAGGAGAGTATTATTTTGTAATGTATAACGAATTTGAAGGCGATGAAAATCCTTATACACAATTACTTAATTTATTAAAAATAGCTGAAGCAAAAGAAAAAAATATTGATTTAGATGATGATGACGATTTTTATGACTATGATTCTGAAATGGTTGAAGCTTTTGAAAATATTAAGGGTTTTTATAAAATACCTAGTTACGTTAATGAAGTGTAAGGAGCGAATATAATGATTGAATATTTACAAGAATTAAGAGTAAAAGATGGGAATCAAGTAAGGATAATAAATAGTCACATTTTTAAAGAAAAATGCATGACTGATGATGAATTAGAAGCAAAGAAAATTGAATTTTCTAAAAAAATGAGAGATATTTACTCTTCTGATGGGAAAAATTTAGAGATTATAGATAATATAATAACAGAGGTGAGATGATGGAGTATAAAGAACTTCAGAAAACAATTGAAAAATTAGATAATGGAGTTTATGAGATATGTATTAAAAATGGGCAAATAACAAAAATAAATAAAGAAAAAAATCTAACACCTTATCAAAAAACCGAGTATTTTTTAAGTAATTATCCTGGCTTGAAAAATAGAAAAGAGTATTTAAAAAAGAGTTTGAATAATATAGAATTAAAAAAAATCTATTCTATCAATGAGATAAAAGCTACTAATAAGGATAATTTGAGCGATGTAGAAAAGATAGAAATGATAAAAGAAGAAAGAATTAAAGAAATACATGAAATAGATTATCTTGTTGATTTCATAGATTATGGGCTTTCTTTTGTGCAAGATGATAAATATAAAGAAATTATAGATTTGATTTATTTTAAGAAATTTAAAATAGAAGGTGTTGCTAATAAATTAGGAATTGATGAAAGTACTGTAAAAAGAAATAAAAGTTTACTAGTTGAGAAAATAGCTAGCAACCTATTTCAAAATGATATTTTGGAGAAGTTAAATAAATTAATTCCTTAAAAAATTTGCACCTTTTTTGCACCCTTTTTGCCCTTGTTTACATTTTCTATATGTAATATAATGTTAATGTGTAAAAAGGTTAAATGAAATTCGTTCATAGAATTTTCCTTAATTTTTAGTGTATCGTTAGTAGTTATTGATGCTCTACTCTAAAAAGGCATCTGCCATATGATATCAATACTCTCGTGATTCTTAAATGAATAGGATACGTCCTCTACAAGAGTTTTTTTATTGGAGAGTTACATTAATGGTAAATGGACTGCTTGCTAAGCAGTTGTCTTAATAGGCATATAGGTTCGAGTCCTGTACTCTCCGCCAAACATAATATTAAATAAAATTGGAGGTGAAGTAGCATTGAAATTAAATGCGAGACAAAAGGCTTTTTGTGAATATTATGTAGCTAGTGGAAATGCTACTGATGCTGCCATAAAAGCTGGATATAAAGAAAAGAATGCTAGGTTTATTGGAAGTGAAAACTTAACAAAAGCCAACATAAAGAAATATATTGAAGAATTACAAGAAAAAGCAAAAGGCAACAGGATTATGACAGCTATAGAAAGAAGAGAATTCTTAACAAGTATGATAAAAGATGGAGCTGTTAAAGATACTGATAGATTAAAAGCATTAGATATATTAAATAAAATGGATGGAGAGTATACTCAAAAACTAGAAGTTAAAGGAGAATTAAAATCAGAAGATCCTTTTAAAGGATTATCAACAGATGAACTAAAAAAGGTGATATTTGGTGGAGATAAATAAAGAAGCAATAAAAAGAGCAAAATTAGAACTTGCAAGACGTGAGTTCTTTTTTTATTGTTATTTAAAATCTCCTGGCTTCTATAAATATGAGAGAAAATTTTTAGTTGATTTATGTAATGATTTACAAAACTTTCTTACAAGTGATGATGAAGTACTTATTTTAAATCTTCCACCTAGACATGGAAAATCAAGAACAGTAGGAAACTTAGTAGAATGGTTACTTGGTAAAGATATAAATGCAAAAATTATGACAGGAAGTTATAATGAAACTTTATCAACTACTTTTTCAAAGAATGTTAGAAATACTATACAAGAAGTAAAAGGTGATAAAGATAAAATAGTTTTTTCAGATATATTTCCTGGAGTAGTTATAAAACAAGGTGATGGTGCTATGAACCTTTGGAGTTTAGAAGGTGGATACAATAACTATCTAGCAACTGCACCTGGTGGAACTGCTACAGGGTTTGGTTGTAGTCTTATGATAATAGATGACTTAATTAAAAATAAAGAAGAAGCTTACAATGCTAATGTCTTAGATAAACATTGGGAATGGTATGCACAAACAATGCTTTCAAGACTTGAAGAAGGTGGAAAAATAATAATTATAATGACTCGTTGGGTTACTGGTGATTTAGCTGGTAGAGCAATAGAACATTATAAAGCAGAAGGTAAAAAGATAAAACATATAAAAATGAAAGCTGTTCAAGATGATAAAGGTACTATGCTTTGTGATGAAATATTAAGTTATAAATCTTACTTGTCAAAAGCTAAAGCTATGGGACCAGAAATAGCTTCAGCCAACTACCAACAAGAACCAATAGACATCAAAGGCAGATTGTACAATGAATTTAAAACTTATGTAGATTTACCAAAAGAAAAGGTTGTTAAAATATCTGCCTATTGTGATACAGCTGACACTGGAGATGATTTTTTATGTAATATTATTTATGCAGATTGCAAAGATAGTGCTTATATACTAGATGTTATCTATACCAAAGAAGCTATGGAAATAACTGAGCCACTTGTTGCAGAAGCATATAAAAAGTTTAATGTGAATGTTGCAGATATAGAAAGTAATAATGGTGGTAGAGCATTTGCAAGAAACATTGAAAGAATTACAAGAGATAAAGGAAATTATAAGACAGTGGTCAAATGGTTCCATCAATCTGGAAATAAAATAGCAAGAATATTATCAAATAGTGCTTGGGTAAATAATAATATCTATATGCCTATAGATTGGAAAAATAAATGGAGTGAATTTGCAAAAGATATTATTTCTTATCAGAAGGAAGGAAAAAATAAACATGATGATGGACCAGATGCTTTAACTGGTGTTGCTGAAAAGACAATAAATAGAAATGAAATAAGAACAATAGATAGAAATGTTTTAGGAATAAGATAAGAGAGGAGGATTAATGACTGTAGAAGATTTAAAAGAAGCACTGGAGGCATTTATAAAAAATGAATTACCAGAATTACAAAAAATGGAAGATTATTATAGTGGAAAACATAATATTTTAAATAAGAAAGATAGAAGTGATAAGAAAAAAGATACTAAGTTAATTAATAATTATCCTGAATATATTACAACTATTGCAACAGCATATTTTTTAGGAAAACCAATAGCTTATGCTTTACAAGATGATAAATTAAAAAAAGATTTTGAAAAGTTATCTGAATATTTAGCAACAGAAGAAGAGCAACAAGAAAACTTTGAACATGCTTCAAATTTAAGCGTGTTTGGAAAATCTTATGAACTTTGGTATAAAAATGTAGATAATACTATTGGAAATGTAGTTGTGGATCCTAGAGATTGTTTTATTTTAAGAGATAACACAGTAAAGAAAGATATAACCGCTGCTGTAAGATGGGATAAAACTAAAAATAAAGATGATAAATGGGTTTATACATTAGAAGTTTATGATAATAAAAATATTACGACTTATGAATATATAACTGAAACTGATAAAAAAGAAATTCCAATTGCAACAGGAGAAACCAAACTACATGGATTTAATCAAGTTCCAATTATTGAGTTTTTGAACAATAAAAGAGCTAATGGAGATTTCAAAAATGTAATTTCTTTGATAGATGGATACAATGAAGCAACTTCAACCGCTATTGATGACATGAAAGATTTTACAGATGCATACTTAGTTTTAGTTAATATGGGTGGAACTACTGATGAAGAAATAGAAAGAATGAATAAAAATAAGGTTATGCTTATTAATGAGCAAGGTGATGCTAAGTGGCTTGTTAAACAAGTTAATGATAACTATGCTCAAAACAATAAAAATAGACTTAATCAAGATATTCATAAATTTTCTATGATACCTGATATGCAGGACAAAGAGTTTTCAGGGAACAGTTCTGGAGTTGCACTTGGATATAAACTTTTAGCATTAGAACAACTAGCAGCACAAAAGGAAATGTATTTTAAAAAGGCAATTAATCAAAGATTAGAACTTATGATAGATTTTCATAACTTAAAAATAAAATCTACTGATATTCAAAAAGTCTTTACTAGAAATGTTCCAAAGAATTTAGTTGAAGCAGCTGATACAGCTCAAAAGCTACAAGGAATAGTATCACATGAAACTATTTTATCTACTTTGCCATTTGTAGAAGATGCAAAGCTAGAACTTGAAAAAATAAAAGCTGAAGAAGATATTAATGCTATGAAGGATATGAATACTCCATTTGGAGTTGGTGCTGATGGCAAAGAATAGAGCATATTGGGAAGAAAGACAAATTAAAAGAGAAGCTAAGGCATTTACTACAATACAGGATATTGAAAAAGAGTATAAGATTGCACTTGAAAAGGCTAAGCAGGATATAAATAAAGAGATTGCTAGAATAACTACAACTTATATGAATGATAATATTCTAAATTACAATGAAGCTTTGAAATTTTTAAAAGGTGATGATTATAAGGTTTGGAAAAAAGATTTACATGACTATATGAAAGAATATAAGAATCTTTTAAAAAATTCACCTTTAGATGCACAGAAATTATATTTAGAAATTGAAACGTTATCTGCTAAAAGTCGTATCAGTCATTTGGATAGTCTTAAAACTCAAATTGATATGGAACTTACTAAGCTGATATTTGGAGTTGAGGATAATGCTAAGAATACTTTAACATCAGTTTATAGAGATACTTTCATAGAAGTAACAAAGGACTTAGGTATTAATCCTGTTGTCAGTAGAGATAAAATAAAAACAGTCTTGGATAAGCCTTGGAGTGGTGCTAATTTTTCTCAGAGACTTTGGAGCAATACAGATAAACTAGCAGAAACAGTTAAGCAAGAAATAGTTAATGGTATGATACAAGGTATTAATCTTAAAACTATGACTAAACGACTTTCTGAAAGATTTGAAACAGCTAAAAAAAATGATGTTGAAAGACTTCTAAGAACTGAAGTTAATTATGTTTTAAATCAAGCAACCTTAGATGGATATAAAGAAGCAGGAATAGAAAAATACGAATTCAGTGCTACATTAGACAATAGAACTAGTCAAATATGCTCTGAATTACATGGTAATATATTTGAAATAAAAAATATAGCTGTTGGTTTGAATTATCCACCAATGCATCCAAGATGCAGAAGTACGACTATTCCTATCATTGATTATGATAAGTTAATAAAAGAAGGTAAAGAAGAACTTGAAAAGAATAATTATACTTTGGATGATTCTAACGATGAAACATTGACAAATAATGAAAATAAGAGTATAACTAAAGAAAAAGATAATTTTGAAAAAGCCGTTGATAAAGTCTTAGAACATGGTCATAAAACAGGAAATGAAGGTTTAATATGGTTAGATTTAAATGGGAATGAAATATTTCCATTTGCTACTGGAAATGTAAATTCAGTAAAAATTTCTAATAATATTGTAGAATCTCTTTATTCTTTAAAAGAAAATTCAGTTATTTCTCTTCATAACCATCCTGGAAATTCATCGTTTTCAGATAAAGATATAAATGTTGCTTGTCGCTTTCTCTCTATTAAAGAAATGAGAGTCGTAGGGCATAATGGAACAAAGTATTTTTTAGAAATAGGTAATGGAGAAAGACCAAGTTTCGATGAAATTCATTATCAATTCAAAGAAATTGAAAAATCATTAGTTCAAAAATATGTAGAAATGTATGCTAAAACTAAAAACGAAAAAGAAACTATATTTGAAATGTCAAATGAAATTAATGAACTTATTGCTAAAAAATATGGTTGGAAATATAGGAGGGAAAAAGTAAATGAAAGATAAGGAAATACTAGTACCTGATGAAGTACAATTAAATATTTTTATATCTGATGAAGAAAGAGAAAAACAGGATAAAGAAATATTTGAGAAAGCCAAAAATGCATTTAAAGAGTTAGGTATAGAAAAATAACTATAAAAAACCAAAAGCACTTAGTTAAAAACTAGGTGCTTTTTTAATTGCAAAGAAAGGAGGTATATTGAAACATTTATTAACAATTATTCAAGCAGGATTAATACTAGGTAAAATATTCGGTTGGACAAACTATAAATGGATTATTATTTTATTACCTTTAATAATTTATTTTGGATTATTAGTAATATCTTTTATTGTTATTGGAATAATATCCTATATAGAACATCTTAAACTGAATAAATTATTAAAAGAACTTAAAGTAAAAAAATAAATACTTTTTTACTTTGTCGTACTGGAGGACATAAAACACCTGGATAAAATATAGTCAAACAGGACTTTAAACAGGAGGATAAAATGAAAAAATTTAAACTTAATATTCAACTATTTGCAGAACCAGGAGAGGTAAAAACATTTACTCAAGAAGAAGTTGATAAAATGATTGAAACAAGACTTAAAAGAGAAAATGAAAAATTTGAAAAAGCAAAAAAAGAACTTGAAAGACAACACAATGAATCTATAGAGGATTATGAAGAAAGAATCAAAAATGCTAATCTTACTGCAGAAGAAAAGCATAAAAAAGAACTTGAAAAGATTCAAAAAGACTTAGATGCAAAGAATGCTGAACTTTCAAAAATAAAGACAGATGAAATCAAAAGAACTACATTAGCAAAGTATAAAATGCCAGATAAATTTTTAGATAGAATTTCTGGGGACAATGAAGAAGAAATAGAAGCATCTGTTAAAGGTTTTGCAGAAACAATGGGAGAATATGTAAAATCTCTTGGAGCTAGTGGAGTCCCAGGAGCAATGAATGGTGGAAGTAATGGAGGAGCTGATAAAAAAGCTCAATTAGAAGATTTAAGAAAGAAAGCTTTTGAAAGTGGTTCTGATATAGACAGAGCTAATTATGTAAGAGCAAAACAAGAATTAGAAAACTCAGGAGGTAATGAATAATGGCAGGAAAAATAGACAAACAATTAAACTCAACAAATCAAGCGATATCAAATGATATTTTAGATGAATTACAATTAGTAAATCCTAATAATTCTCCTATCGTATCTCATATTTTGAGAGGTGGAAGAGTAAGTGAAACAACATCTACAGCTATTGAATGGATAGATCACTATGAAAGAAAAACAACATCTAGTTTAAAAGTTGCATTGAATGCTGGAGTAACTGAAATTCAAGTAGTAGATGAAGATATTTTAGTTCAAGATGCTTTGTTATCAATTGGAGATGAAATTGTAAAAATAACAAAAGTAAAAACAGATAATAAAGCGGATGTGACAAGAGGATATGCTGGAACAACATCTACTACTGGAAATATAGCAGCAAATACAATAGTTCAAAGTTTAGGAATTGAAATGGAAGAAGGTGGAGAACTTAAAAAGTCTTCTGTTAGATTACCTGTGCATATCACAAATAACACAGGAATCATATATGAAGAATATGAAGTAACTGAAACTGCTAAACATTTAAACCCACATGGACAAAGTGGGCTTTCTGTAAGAGAATTAGAATCTCAAAAGAAAAAAGATGAGATGCTAGGAATTATGGAAAATAAACTTTTAAATGGAGTTAAGTATGTAAATGGTAAAATAAGAATGTCTGGAGGTATTAAATCTTTAATTAAAGAACATGGAATAGTTTTAGATGCTGGAAATCAACCTTTCTCAGTTGATTTATTGACAACAGCAGCAAAAGCAATAGTTAATAAAGGAAATCCAGGAGCAGCAGATTTAAAAGCTGGTAAATACTTCGTGTGTGTACCTTGGGATATAGCTATTCAAATTAATAAATTGAATAAAGATATTGTTAGAGCAGATATAAAAGAAAAAGTAACAGGAACTGTAATTACAGAAATAGTTACAAATGCAGGAGTTGTATCTGTGTTCCCTGCTCCATCTTTAGCACCCAATGAATTTTTATTAATTAACTTAAATGAAATTAGTTTAAGACAATTATATTCAATAAAAGAAGAAGAAGGAGCTAAAACTGCTTTAGCTGATAAGTATTTCTTACATGGAGAGTATGCTCACCAAATAAAGAATTTACCATTCCAAGTGCATGTTAAAAATGTAAAAATATCATAGGAGGTAGTAATGGCTAAAAAACAAGACGAAATACTTAATGTTGAAGAAATAAAAGAAATAACTTTTGAATCTAGCTATAAAAACTTAATTATAGTTGGAACTTCTATTCAATTCAAAGATGGACTTTACTCAACATCTGATGAAACAGAAATAGAAGTATTGAGAAATAATAACCTTGTGACTGAGGCAGGAGAATAAAACTCCTGCTTTTATCATATTAGGAGGTTAAGATGAATGAAACTTACAATAAAATAATTGAAAAAGTGAAAGAATTAACTGATGTTAGCAACGAAGCTAGATTGAAAATTCAAGTAACTATTTTAGTTAGAAAAGCTTTAAACTTTATGAATAGAGATGATTTTCCAGAAGAATTAATAGATCCTCTCGCTGAGCATTTAGCATTAAAAACTATTGAAGAAACAAACTTACAAGGGAATATTTCTAAAGTAACTGAAGGAGATACAACTATAGAATACAAAACATCTAATAATACAACTGATGAAATGTTCTTATCTTTAAAGAGTCAATTATTTAGATTTAGAAAGGTTGGGACTGTATGAGTATATTAGATAAGTTGCATACTGATAAAGTTACAGTTATTAGATCTGTTGTGGTTGTAGATGAATATGGAGGAGCTTTTGAAGAACTGAGAGAAATATTAAAAGATATTCCTTGTAGACTTTCACAGAAACGGCTAAGAAGTGTAATACCAGGACCAGTCAATAGCAGCTCACAAGAATATAAACTGTTTGTAGGCTTAAATGTAGATATTAAACAAAATGATTTGTTGAAAATCACAAGAAAAGCAGATGGAGAACTTTATATTTTTAAAGCATCTAAACCTTTAGCTTACAACATAATAAAACATAAGGAAATAACCTTGACAGAAGTATCTGAAAATGAGGTAGATTATGGAGCTTAAAGGTTTCAAAGAGTTTGACAAAATTCTTGATGAAATAAAGACAAAAGCTCCACAAGCTACTGAAAGATTTTTAATGTTACAAGCTGAAGAGTTAAAAAAAGATGTTAAAGAATTAACTCCAGTTGATACTGGAACCCTAAAGAATTCTTGGCAAAGAGAAAATGGAAAAAGATTAACTGGAAAAACTTTCTCTCAAATTGTATTTTCTATGACTAATTATGCTGCACATGTTGAGTATGGTCATAGAACTGGAAGAAACAAAACTAAATTTGTCAGAGGTAGATTTATGCTTAGAACAGCCGTAGCTATGAGACAAATTAAATTCTATAAAGATTTAAAAAATTTTTATGGAGGATTGATAAAGAAATGAAATGGGCAGATATAAGAAATGCATTAAATAAGATTATTTCTGAAAAACTAAAAGTAAACCCATACAGTGAGGATATAGACAATGTCAAAAAACCTTGTTTTTATATTGACTTAGTTAGCTATAAAAAAGAGTTTAACTCTGAATATAGAGAACTAAAAACTATAGATATTGATATTATCTATTATCCAAAAACTAATGGAAAGCTAACTAATGCTGAGATATTAGAAAACTTAGAAAACTTAGATGATGCATTTGAAATAGAAGGTAAAAAGGTTTTGCATGTACTGGATAGATATCTAACTTTAAGAAATACAGATATAACTATTGTAGATAGAGTTGGGCATTATGTCTTTACATTGAGTTTATATGATTTATACGGAAAACCTTATGATTATGAGTTAATGCAAGACTTAAAATTAAGATTTAAAGAAGGAGGTAGCAATTAATGGGAAATGAAGTAGGACAAATAAAAGCTAGTCCAAACATTAATATAGAGTTTAGAACTCTTGCAACAACTGCTATACAAAGAAGTGAAAGAGGCATAGTTTGCTTAATATTAAAAGATACTCAGAAAACTACAAAATGGAATACTCTAAAAACTATAGCAGATTTAAAAGAGAAAGAATGGGATGCTAAAAATGCCAAGTACATTAAATTAGCAATGCACTATGGAGCTAAAAAAGTTTTAATAAGAGTGTTGCAAACAGGAGAAAATATAGATGATGTTCTAGGTGAATTTAAAGAAAGAAAAATGCACTGGTTAGCATATCCAGGAGCAGAGCAAGCAGATGACCAAAAGCTTGTAACTTGGACTAAACAAGTATTTGGAAATGATGGAGCAATAGGAAAGACTGTCAAATATGTATCTAGCTTTGCTAATAATACAGATCATGTTGCAATAGTAGAGCTTGGAAATACAGGAACTTATAAGTCTATTTATGGAGATTTTACAGCACAAGAATACAGTGCAGCAATAGCAGGACTTATAGCTGGAATGCCTCTTAATCGTTCTGCTGATAACTTTGTGATGAGTGATTTAAAAGAAGTAGATTACTTTGAGCCAAAACTTGGTAAATTCTCTCTATACAATGACGATGAAAAAGTTAGGGTTAATTATGGTGTCAACTCAAAAACTACTTTTGATAGCACCTGGAAGAAAGACACAAGAAAAATCAAAATCGTTGAAGGGATGTGCTTTATAACTGATGATATAAGAGATACATTTAAAAATTATTGGTTAGGAATTTACATAAATGACTATAACAATAAAATGAATTTCTGCTCTAATGTTACAAAAGTTTACTTTAAAGAAATGGCTCCAAATGTGTTATCAGGAGACTATGACAATAAGATTGAAATAGACTTAGAAGCACAAAAGAGATTAATTGTTTTAGATGGAAAAGACCCAGAAGAAATGACAGAAATGGAAATCTTAAAATATCCATCTGGTGATGATGTATTTTTAACTGGAGATGTTAGATTTGCAGATACTATGGCAAATCTTAGCTTGGTTATAAAGATGTAATAGGAGGTTATAATGGCAGATAGAAGTATAAGAGGTTATCATACTATTGCTGGTGCTCATGGGACTCTTTGGATAGATAATGAAAAAATAGCAGAATTTACAAAAGTAAATGCTAAAGTAACAGCTGACAGAAAAGATGTACAATTAGGCTTATCTGTGGATAGTAAAATCGTAGCTTTAAAGGGAGAAGGAAGTATTACTCTTGAAAAAGTATATTCAAGAGGTAAAAAAATAGCTAATAAATTAATAAAAGGACATGATCCAAGGGTTAGGATAGTTACTAACTTAGCAGACCCTGATACACCTGGAAAGCAAGAAGAAAGAATTTCTCTTGATAATGTTTGGTTTAACTCAATAGACTTAATCAATATTGCTAGAGGAGAAGTTATAGAAGAAGAGTATCCTTTCGGATTTACTCCTGAAGACTTAGCTTATGAAAATGATATAAAATAGGAGGCTTAAATGTTAGTTACAGCTGAAATACTACTTGAAAATAGTAAAAAGATAAATAGTGATAAAAGAGAAAAAATAAAAATTCATGTAAAAGAATTAGATGGAGATTTAGAATGTGAGCTTTTAAACAAAGAAGACTACTTAGATTTAATCTTATCCAAAGAAAAAGATAAGGATTTAGAAGTAATTTATAACTCTTGTTCTATCTTTAGAGATGATAGATTAATAGAAAAGCTAGGTTGTAAGAGTAATCCTGTTTCTGTTGTAAGCAAAGTTTTAAAAGATCCAACTATTTATAGGCTAGCAGATTTAATATTAGTAGCTTCTGGATATGGAGAAAAAGACTTAGTTAGTATTGTTGAAGAAACAAAAAACTAATAGAGAGCGACTGGAGATTAAGTACAGTCGCTCATTACTTGAATAGAGGACATAAATTAGAAGAACTTAGAAAACTCTCAGAAAAAGATTTATTTTACATGTACCTTTTAAAAGAATAATGCTATAATATAGTATATTAAATTCATTTTAGGAGGAGAGATTTATGAAAAAGTTTTTATTTGTGGTATTTATTTTTATTTCTGCTATTACTTTTGGTGCTACAAGATATGTTACTAAGAATGGTACATTTCCTTATACGAGAACCAAAGAACAATTGGATGATATCTTTATGTATATTAATTCAAAGGATATGCCTGCTTTAAAAAAATATATGAATCAATTGATAAATAGCGGCGATGGGGGATATTTAAAACCAGGGTTAGAAGTGGAATTAGTAGATACTGCTGATTTTGCTAGTGTGGTAAAAATTAGATTGGTTGGAGATACAATTCAATGTTGGACTGTTAGAGAGGCAATCCAAAGAAAATAAAATAATAAATATTAAATCAAATTAAGAGCAGTTTTAAACTGCTCTTTTTTATTTGGAGGTGAAAATTTGGAACATGTACTAAGTGCTAGATTAGAACTCAAAGATAAATTTACTGCAGTTGTAAATAAAGCAGAAAAAGGACTAGCTGGGCTTTATCAAAAAGCTAAATCTATGAACTGGGAAAAGGTTAATAACGGTGTTAATAAATTTGGTGCTGTTGCTATAGGAGGTTTAGCGGGATTAGGTGCTATAGCTGGAAGTTCTTTAAATGCATTTGCAGATTTAGAGGATCAAGTCAGAAGAAATAAAGCTATCATGGGAGCAACAGCAGCTGAAGAAAATATGCTAATGACTCAAACAAGAGAACTTGGAAGAAGTACGAAATTTACAGCTCAAGAAGTAGCTCAAGCTCAAATGTATCAGGCAATGGCGGGGATGAAAACAAATGAAGTATTAGAAATGACACCAAAACTTTTAAAGCTGTCTATTGCATCTGGAGAAGATTTAGCTAGTACCTCAGATTTACTTACAGATAATATAAGTGCTTTTGGGTTAAAATTGCAAGATGCTGATAGATTTATGGATGTCATGGCGGCTACTGCTAACAATACTAATACAAGTATTGCACAATTAGGAGAAGCTTATAAGTATGTTGCATCAACTTCAAGAAATTTTGAAAGTTTAGAAGAAACAAATATTATTCTAGGATTATTAGCAGATAGTGGGCTTAAAGGTTCTATAGCAGGAAGAAACTTAGCATCAATTTATGCAAGACTTTCAAAAACAACTCCAGATATGGATGCTGCATTAAAAAAAGTTGGAGTGACTCTTTATGATAACAATGGTAAGTTTAAAGGATTAAGGAAAATTTTAGAAGAACTAAAGCCTAAGCTTGCACAAATGAATGATGAACAAAGAAATTTATTTTTGACTACAATAGCTGGTTCTGAAGGATTGAAAGTAATGAATAGTCTGTTAGGAACTTCAAAAGAAGGGATAGAAAAAGCAGAAAATGCTATAAAAAATGCAACAGGTGCAACAGATAAAATGGCTAGTGAAATGGAAAATACAACAAAAAATAAAATAGCTCAATTTAGAAGTGCTGTTGACGATTTAAAGATATCTATTGGAGAAGGTTTAGCACCAACTGCGACAGATTTTATAAATAAGTTCACATCCAAAATGGCTGAATTAAATTCAAAAGGAACTTTTGATACTCAAAATGTTGAAGCTTATTTTAATAGAATATTCTCTCTTACAGCTGAGGCTATTAAAGGATTTGCTGCATTAAAAGTAGCAGCTATGGCAGAGAATATTTTTCCTGGTTCTGGGAAATATGTAATAGGCAGCTATGCAGCATATAAGGCTGGTAGGTCTGTTGGAAACTGGATAGGAGATAAAATAGGAAGAACAAAGAATAAATGGGAATTAAGAAAAGAATATCAAAAAAAAGGTTATACTTGGGATGAAGCTAATGCACAAGCTGAAAAAGATTTAGAAACTATAGATTTAAGAAATAGTAAAACAGATAGCGATGATAAAATCATGTACATAAAAGCAAATATGTTAAAAGAAAAAATAAAAGAAAATAAAGGCTTAGGAAAAGGACTAGAGCAATTAATGAGAGAAACTGATGAAGACTTTAAAGAAAGAAGAAGACTTGCTAAATTATCACCTCAAGATCTAGCTAAAGAACAAGTTGTACAACAAAATAAAACTGTCGAGTCTTTAAATAAACCTATACCAATTGGAAAGCCTCTACCTAAAAAGCCAAAATCTGAATATGAACAAAGTTTTGAGAAGCTTGGTTTTAAGGCTCCTGTAGCATCAACTACTAATTTTTCACCTCAAGTAAATGTTAATATGGGTGGAGTAACTATAAAAAATGAAGCAGATTTAGAAAAAACTGCAGAAATGTCTAAACAAAAAATAATGGCAGAATTAAAAAATTATGTACAAATAACAAATTAAAGGAGGACAGGTATGAAACCAACATTTATTTTATTGAAAAATTCTACAAGTACTCCTTTTTTCTTTGTGGTTCCACCTTTGGATTTAAAGATTGAAAGTGAGCAAGACACACAGATTTTTAAAATAATTGATGTAGGAGAAAAGACATTAATAGGAAATAGAAAAGCTGAAAGAATTAGTTTTTCTACATTTTTTCCTAATCTTAAATCTCCTTTTTTTAATTATTTACTGTCTGCAACACCATCTGGCTGTGTTGAAACATTAACTAAATTAAAAAACGATAAAGAACCTTTGACTTTAATTGTTCCCGAGTTCAACATATTTTTTAAATGCTATATACAAAGTTTAAATTTTTCTATAGTTGAAAGAACTGGAGATATTGATGTAGAAATAAGTTTAATAGAGTTTACTAAAAATAAAACACTGCTAGATGTAGCTAGAGGCTTACTTCAAAGGTGATAATATGGAAAAAGTAAAAATATATGTTAATGGAAAAGAATATAAAAATATTTTTATTCAGGTTATATGGAGTGGTGCAATTCATGGAACAGCTAGAAAGTTAGAAGTTGAGTATTTAGGAGATATCATAACTGAAATAGGAGATGAAATTGAATTTTCTTATGATGATGAAAAATTATTTGTTGGAAAAGTATTTTTTCATTCAAGAAAAGGAGAAACAGATGTTAAAACATTCTATGCTTATGATAACTCTATTTATTTAAATAAAAATAACTTTGTTAAAAATTTCTTTAGAAAAAAGCCAAGTGAAATATTAAAAGAAATATGCGGAGAACTTAATTTAAAAGTAGGTAAAATACCACAAGATGAGGTTACTTGTACATATCCGGCTATTGATAGAAGCGGATATGAAATAATATTAAATGCTTACACTATTCAACATAGAAAAAATAAAAAGATTTATTCTATTGTTAGTAATGATAAAGCAATAGATATAGTTGAGCAAGGAAGTCATGCTGATGTTCTTTTAACTAGTGCGGATAACATTTCTACATCATCTTATGAAGAAAGCATAGAGAATATGATAAATCAAATAGTTATCTATAAAGTAGAAAATGAGAAGCAACAAATACTTAATAAAGTCGAAAATTCAGAGGATAAAAAGAAATTTGGACTATTTCAACAAGTTATGCAATATGAAAAAGATGTAGATAATATAGCAAATGCTAAAGACATGCTAAAAAGTGTAGAAAAAAGTGCAAAATTACAATGTTTAGGGAATGTATTAATTCAAGCAGGATATAACATAGGAATTCAAGAGCCACATACTGGACTTGTTGGAGATTTCTTAGTTAAATCAGATACTCATGTATTTGAAGGGGAAACCCATTTTTGTAATGTTGAGTTAGCATTTGAAAATGTAATGGATAAAGCGGAATTTGAAAATAAAGAAAAAGTTAAAAAAAGTGACAAAACTAAAAAAGGTAAGGAAACTAAAAAAGAAAAAGCTAAAAAAGTAAGTAAATTAAATCAACTGTTTCCAGAAGGGTGGGATAAGAAATGAGCGATTTAGGATTAATGATAGGTGAAATGATAGGTCAAGCTACAAAAGGAACATCTATCATAAAAGCTTCGGTACTTACTCCACCCCCAAACTTAACTATTGAATTTGATGGTCAAGTTATACCAAGTGGGCAAATTTATTGTAGTAATTACTTATTACCTCATTATCATAGGGATTATACGATAGATGGTGTTATTGATGAAATAAAAATAGATGTATCTAAATATGATTACGATAATACTACTCAGGATGCGATGGGGCATAAGATACCAAAGTTAAATGGAAGTGGAAACTATCAAGGAAATGGAACATATAAATCTCACAAGGATATTTGGTTTGAGGATACATTACAAAAAGGCGATGAAGTGCTAGTGCTTGTTTTGGGTGTGCATTATGTAGTTGTAACAAAAATAGTTAAAATGCCAAGTGGAGCAATAAAGGGGGTGTGATGTGGAAAAAGATTTTAATATTTTTCTTGAAAAAACGGATACAGAAGTTGAAGAAATGGCAACTTTTAAAGAATATGCTATAGATTTTAAAACTGGAGAATATATAAAAGATGATAATGATATTAAAGTTTTAGAGAAAAATGAAGCTTTAAAAGTATGGATATTCAAAGCATTAAAGACTGAAAGATTTAGATATACTGATGTGCATAGTAATGAATATGGGAGTGAATTAGAAACTAATATAGGAACTATCTATCATAAAACAGTTAAAGATGCTTTAATGATAAACCAAATAAGGGATACATTACTAGTAAATCCTTATATCATAGAGTGTTATAACTTTGACATTTCTAACGAAGATGAATATATTCCACAAATAACCTTTAATGTAAGAACTATATATGGAGAACTAGAGATGGAGGTGTAAATGAAAGATAAAATAGAATTAAGAAATAATTTCTTAGATAATCTTAAAAACCCACTTTCAAAAATGGAAGGGACTTATAACTTTGATATTGCTGCAACATTTGGGATAACAGCAGAAGAAGTTTACAAAGAGTTAGAATTTTGGGAGAAACAAACATTTATAGATACAGCTACAGAAGATGAGTATGTTGAAAAACATGCTCTAATGTTTGGAGTAACAAGAAGGGTAGGAACTAAGGCAAAAGGAACTCTAAAAATAATAGGAAAAGCAAACTCTATCATAGAAGAAAATACAATATTTCTTAATAGAGATGGAATAAAATATAAATCTTTAAGAAAAGAATATCTAAGTACATCAGGAGTTGCTGAAATAGAAATAGAATGCTTATCAGAAGGAAAAATAGGTAATGCTGCAATAGGGGAAATTACAACATTTGAAATTCAAAACAGTAATGTTTACAGTGTTATAAATGAAAAAGAAATTATAAATGGATATGATAAAGAGCCTAATTCTGTGCTTGTAGCTAGAGCTAAGGAAAAAGCTACAAGACCTGCTCATAGTGGAAATGTTTATGATTATGAACAATGGGCTAAGCAAGTTGATGGAGTTGGAAAGGTATTAGTAAAACCTCTTTGGAATGGAAATGGAACTGTAAAAGTTTTAATTGCCAACTATAATAATGATATAGCTGATTCTAGTCTAATTCAAAAAGTTAGAGAAAGAATACAAAGCGATGACGGTAGACCTGTTGGAGCTGATGTAACTATAGAAAGCTTTAGAGCTAAGACTATAAACATAGAAGTTAATACTATATTAAAATCTGGATATGCTCTATCAGATGTAAAAGAAAGAATCGAATCTCTTTTAAAAGCTGTTATAAAAACTGGGAATGCTACTTTTGAGAAAGCTAATAAAACAATACTATCTATTAATCGTTTAGAGAAAGCTATTTTAGAAATAGATGGAGTAAATGATAACTTTGTAAAAGTAAACAATTCTAATTCTAATATAGAAATTGCAGATGATGAGATATTAGTAGTTGGGACAGTGATTATAAATGAGCAATAGATTAATTAAAAAAGTTTCAAAAATAGCTAGAAATAGTTTACAAGAAGATTTAATCAGAACATTAGACTTAATCTGTGAATATGCTAAAAATGATATACAGAAATACAAAGAGCTATTATTTATAGCTTTTTTTAATGAGCAACAGGTGGCTAATTATGAAAGGTTTATGGAATTAGACTATAAAAATGGTTGGAGTCTACAGGATAGAAAAGACAGAATTATCTATACTTTACTATCTAAAAATATTTTTACACCTCATGTTTTAAAGGAACAAGCTAAGATATTCACAAATGGAGAAATTGAAGTTATTGAAAATTACAATGATTATTCTTTCATAATAAAATTTACATCAGTAGTCGGGATACCATCTAATTTGGATAACTTTAAAAACTTTATTCATATTAATAAACCAGCTCATTTGAATTTTAGTATCGAATTTAGATACAATACACATAATCAGGTAGCTTATTTATTACATAATGGATTGAAGTTAAAAACTCATAAACAAGTTTATGACACTAGACTTTATAATGATGCTGATGTTATTGGAAAGTATCACAAACATATTGAGTTAAGTTCTATGAAACATACATCTTTAAAAACTATAAAAAATAGGAATATTTATGATGAAAGGAGATAAAAAATGGCAGATTATACTAAATATTTAAGATTAATAAAACCAGGCGGAAATGATTATTATAACATAGATGATTTTAATCAAAACGCAGAATTAATAGACAAGGAAACAGAGAAATTAAACAATGCTGTTACAGAAATTAAAAATGGAGCAACAAGAGAAAAAGCAGGGATAGTACAATATGGAACCACTGAAGGAAAAGCTCTCGAAGGTATGATGCTTGCGAGAATGTTTGGCTGTGTTGGCTATGGTGGAGATATACAAGAGACAGGAGTAAAAGATGTAAACTACATCTACTATGATAGAAACACAAGAAAAATGTACAAGTGTTTAAATCAAAATTCAGATGTATCTGCAAATGTGGCTAATTTTATTCCGCTTGACAATAATAGTCTTTTGGATAGATTGGAAAATCTATCCAATTTTAGAAGTGAAACTATAACAATTAATAGTACTAATGGCATTCTAAACCAATCATTTAAATTAATAGCAGCTGGGAAAATTAGAATAATCAGTTTTATGAATATTTTCGTTAAAAATGATTATGAAACAGATTATATTTTGCCCGATTGGTTTTTAAAAAATACTGAAGATGTTAAAGCTTCTTGTGCAAATGGTACTGGGGGTGCTACTGGTGAAGTTGCAGAAATCCATTTTGAACCTTCAACTAAAAAATTAAAATTTTATCCAGCAATTCGTTCAGGATTTAACGGGAATCTACAACTTTCAGGACAAATTATCTCTGTTGCTACTGATTAAGAAAAATAAGCAACAATGACTTTTATATCTTTTATATTTGTTGCTGAAGTATTTCCTTGAGATCCTACTCTAATGCAATTAGCTCCTAAATCTAAATTGCAGTATTCAAAACAACTCGCTTGGTTCATATTTGATAAAGATATAATTTTTTCTTTTTTTATATGTGAAGGTAAAGTAACATACCATTCTGTCACATTTAAACTTGCAGTATAACCTATTGATGCCGTCATAGATAATATCTCTACTTTGATTAGATTTTCCAATAAGAATGGAAAATTTATCAAGTTCTGCCTCTAAAAAAATAGAACTAAATATTCCTAACTCTAGTCACTCTTATGCTTATAGAATAGGGGATATTTGTATTTTAAATATTGATTCTGGTGGTGCTTTTATAGGGAAAAAAGCAGATGACATATTATTTAAGTTACCATCTAATTTATTACCAAAAACTAGAACGATTGCTACTTTAGGTTCTTTTGTACCAAGCCTAAGTAGAGAAATTGTGGTATATATAGAACCAAATGGAAACTGTATTCTAAAATCTCAAAATGTTACATGCCAAACAGCATATTATGGGAATATTAGCTACATAGTTCAAAGTTAAATGTAAAAAACTGTATAAGCTATTTTTACAGTATTTGCTTTTGGAGATTCTACACAGTCTTTTACAAAACTAAAACTTGTGTTGTTAAAGCTAGTTAAGTATATATTTTCCAATGTTGTTGCTGTTCCAGTCTTGTATACATTTATAGCAACTCCTAAAACTTGTTTATAACTCTTTGGAAAATTATAAGTATAACTTCCAAGTGTAGTATAGTTTCCAGTTATCCCAGCATCCACTTTGATTAGATTTTCCATTATTTCAAGAATTGTATAATAAACCTATCAAAATCAGGAGGTTTAATTATGCAATTAATGATTTTAGAAAATCTAAAAAAAGAAAATGTGGAAATTTATTTGGAGTATTTAAATAGTTGTAAGAGCAGTAATTGGGAGACGTGGGAGACCACGTATAAAACTTACTGTAACAATTTTAAGTTGTTCTTGGTGTGGTTTCAAAAGTCTTATAAAAATAAGTTACTTTTAAGTAAAGAAACGTTACTAGAAATGCCAACTATAATAGAATCGTATCGGAATTATTGCAGAAGTTTAGGCAATTCTAAAAGAACATTAATGAATAAGACTACTGCAATTAGCACGTTTTATGCTTGGTGTGTTCGTAGAAACAAAATAAAGTATCATCCATTTTCAGAAAAATTAGATAGATTGAGATTTACAGAAAAAGATAAGATAAGGAATAGCTATTTTTTAACAACAGAGCAAATACTGACAGTTAGATTGTATATGCAAGTAGAGAGTAAGAAATATGACTTGCAAGACAGGATATTATGGGAATTGTTCTTAGATAGTGCTTGTCGGATTAGTGCTATCCAAAATTTAAAGATGGAGCAACTAGACTCAGAAAACGGCTATTTTAGAGATGTTAAGGAAAAGGAAGGCTATATAGTAAATGCATTCTTTTTTCAAAAATGTAAGGAGCTTATAAAAGAATGGATACAGTACAGAGCAGAAAACGGGATAGATGTAGATTGGTTTTTTGTTACTAAATATGGAAAAATCTATAAGCAGATGACACAAGGAGCAATTAGGAACAGGATTAGAAAGCTAGGAAAAATTTTAGGTATTGAGGATCTATATCCTCACACGCTTAGAAAAACTGCTATTAATTTAATAAATAATTTAGCTGGGTTAGGACTTGCATCTAGCTATGCAAATCACTCTAGTAGTGGAGTTACAAGTAAGCACTATATAGCTAAAGCTAATCCAACTGAAGTAAGGAATAGCATTATAAATGCAAGAAAAAAGTTAGGTATTTTTTAGTTTAATATTATAGAAATTTTTAAATTTATAAAGAATTTATAGTTTTATTTTGTAGCTTTGAGCATATTTTTCTATTTTTTCTTAAATATAATTTCTAAGAATTTTATATATAAGATACTCAAAATAGCATTTTTAATTATAAAAATCTGAATAAATTTAAAAATCTATTCACATTTTGAAAGGAGAAAAAATGAAAACAATAAACTTTTATAAGAAAGAAAAATTGATATTTTCTGTTTATGCAGAGAGTTTAGAGGATGTCTTAAAGTCGCCTTTATCATACTTTCAAGGATATACAAATGATATGATAATAACTGATATAACATATCAATATCCATTTTTTAAAGATGATGTCTTAAGAGAAATGAGCAAAGAAGAAAAAGTAAGAGCAAATATACCTGTGCAGCTTGATGATGGAGAGTTTATAAAAGATAAGAAACTAATAACAGTTCCTAAACCAGCTGGGAATCAAAAGTATATGTATTGGGACAAAGAAAAATCATTATGGATATTGGATAATCAAAAAGAATATGATGATTATTGTGCTTTGATTGATGATTTAAAAGCTAAATCTTTAGAATATGGCTTTGATTACAAAGTTGATGGGAAAGAACATAGACAAAGATGTAGAGATAAAGATATTGCTTTTATGGTAGCTAATGTAATGGCATTAGATGTTGCTGCAAAGCTAGGAAAAAATAAAAAAACAACTTGGTATTTTGAGGATAATTATGGGATGCCTGCTGGTTTAACAGAATTAGGAATGTTAATGCTGTATGGAACTACTTTTGTTCAATCTGTTTATGACACAGAAAATCACTTTAAGACAAAGGTTAACCCGAAAGACCTTTCAAAAGCCGAATTTGAGGCAAAAAGAAAAGAGATTCATGCAAAACTTGCTACAAGCTAATTTGAAATGAAAGAGGTACTATTATATAGCTACCTCTTTTAAAATGCGTTATATGACTTATTACAAGGTCGTTTTTTTAAGGAGATGATGAAAATGTATAAGTTTTCTGAGAGAAGCAAATCAAAACTTGAAACAGTAGATATAAGACTACAAAACTTAATGAATGTGGCTATTAAAGAAAGTCCTTATGATTTTTCTATAACTGAAGGAATAAGAACAATGAAAAGACAAATAGAATTAGTAGCACAAGGAAAATCTAAGACTTTAAAAAGCTATCATTTGAAAGGAAAAGCAGTTGATATAGCTGTATGGATAGATGGAAAAATAACATGGGATTTTAAATATTATAAAGAAGTTGCTGACTGTATTAAAAGAGTTGCAAGAAAACTAGGTTATGTAATTACTTGGGGTGGAGATTGGAAAACATTTAAAGATGGGCCACATTTTCAAATTGAAGATTAAATAATTGTCTGGCCAGACAAAATTATAAATTATAAATTTTAAATTTTAGGAGGTAGCAAATATGGAAAAAGAATTATTATGGAATGTGTTAGGTTATGTGGTATCACTTGTGGTTTATTTAGTTTTAAAGTGGAGATATGAGGGTAGAGAAGCTGTAAACAGAGAGGCTATCGAACAAGAAATATCTATACAAGGAAAAGGATTAGGAGAACTTAAAAAGAAAGCAGTTCAAGAATTCGTTAGTAAGTTACCAACTCATATAAGAATTTTCGTTAATGAAACTACTATTGACGCAGTTGTTAAAGAGTTACAACCTATTTTCAAAAGAATGAAAGAAGGTAAAAATGGAGATTACAAAGCTTAATTTAAAACCTATTAATGACGGTAAATGTATTCTTGAAGCTGACTACATCTATTCAATCAATGGCTTTTTGATAACTGTACCTAAGGGCTTTATAACTGATGGAGCTTCTATTCCTAAAAGTCTACAATGGATATATGACCCATACGGAAAATATATCAAAGCTGCAGTTATTCATGATTACTTGTATTCTAAATATAATGATACAGGAATTAATCGAACTCTCGCAGATAAAATTTTTGATTTCATTATGAAAGAAACAGGAGTAAATGGGAAGACTCGTAGAAAATTTTATGTAGCTGTTAAATACTTTGGAAAAATATTCTGGCAGGATAAACTGAAAAATGAAGGATACATTGATAGAGCTGTTATTGACAGAACTAAAGAAGCAAGAGAATACTATAGATTATGGAATAATATCTTAAAATTATGAGGTGGTGCTTATGGTTGCGATAACTCAAGAACATTTGACATATGCAGCTGGATTAATTGGTGTTATAGCTTTTATTAGAGGCATATCGTCTAGCATTGATAATAAAATCGAGAAGAACAATGATTATTTAGAGGCTATGATTGACAAGAAACTAGATAAAAGAGAATATGAAATAAATAGAAGTAACTTAGAAAAAACTTTCTCAGAAAAAAATTTAAATCTGAATGAAAAAATAGAAAAGTTAGAAAAAACAATGACTGATGACATGAAAGAAATAAAAGAATCTTTGAAAGAAATTAATAATCATTTTTTGAATTGTAAAAAATAAAGGGGTAGTTTTTATACTACCCCTCTTTTTTTTATTGTTTGAAATTATGATTTTATCGATAATTAGAAAAAAAATAAAAAATATTAAAAAAAGTGTTGACATACTTGTACAAGTATGATATTATAGAAGTACCTCGAAGGAAGGAGGTGATAAAATGAAAATCAAATTTATAATTGTAATTGGTTCTTGGCAGTTCTCGATTACAATTACTAAAAGAGATAAGTAATTTATCCCCCTCTCCCAGAGAGGTAAACTAAGAGTGATTTAATCTTAGCTTCAACTACTTAGATTATATCACTTCTTAAATAAAAAATCAAGGAGTGATGAAAAATGAAAGTAACAAGAAGAGTAATTTTAAAAGCGTTAGAAAATAAGGCATTAAAAATAGTATGCACTCACTTAGATAGTGGTTATTGCTCTCAAGTAAAAACGCCATTTGAAGTAACAGGAGAATATAGAGAACACTTAATCAGAATGTATTATCAAAACAATAAAATGTTTAGAGTTTATAACAATAATGAATTTAGTTGTTTATACGATAATTATATTATAATAGAGGGGTAAAAAGCCCCTCCAAACATAAGGAGGATAAAATGGAAGAAAAAAAAAGAAAGGGTTATAAAACTCAGGAGCAGCAGAATGAAGCTAATAAGAGATATAGAGCTACAGAAGAAGGAAAAAAGAATACAAAGCATAGTACTTATAAAAGTCGTGCTAAAGTTTTTATAAAAGAAATGGCAAGTTTTAAAGAGCTGGAAGAACTTAAAAAGTTAATAAAAGAAATGGAGGAATTGAAAATGAAAGAATTAAAAAAATTATATGCTGAATGGAGAAAAGTAAGTGAAGAAATGTTAGAAGATGGATTTAAAGGTTCTGTAGACTGTGGAGAAGCAAGTGTAAGAGAAGATTTTTCTGCTTACGCAGAACTTCCAGAAACAATAAGTTTTGAAGAAATGTTAGAACTAGAAAAAGAATATAACAAAAATAATTAATAAAAAAAGCAGGATTAATTTCCTGCTTTTTATGTTATAAAATTTTGTCTGTTATCTAACATCTGTTATATTTTAATTAATCTAAGTTAGATTAAATTTGGTGCAAACAAAGTGCAAACAAAAATATACTTCCCCAACAAAAAAGCCCTTAACTTTTTGCAAGTTCGGGCTTTTTTGTAGAAATTAAACTATAATTAAGGAAACGATACAAGATAAATATAACATTATT